ACTATGAAAAAATATGGTAAAAGACTTAGACTATCTAAAGAAGAAGTTGAGATGGTTTATGAAAACAGAGCAGAAAGCACAACAAACATTAATGGAAACACAGCGTTAGACATACATCTTTCAGAGAGGGGTATAAAAAAAGATGATGTTGTAAGCGTTAAGCATTGGCAATCTGCTAGTGGTGAGTACAGATTTAGTATTGTAACCAAAGAAGATATAACTGCTAATGAAAATGATATGCTAGATAAGATTAGCGACTTCATTGAAAATCATTCACCTTATTATCCTTCAGTAAAAAGAGAAAACAAAGATGCTAATCATCTATTAGTAATAAATCCTGCAGACATACATATAGGTAAATATGCTAATGGAGTTGAAACTGGTGATGGGTATGATGTTGAAACTGCCTGTATGCGTGTTTTAGAGGGCTTAGAAGGACTTATATACAAAGCAGAAGGCTTTGAGGTAGAAAGGATATTATTTTGCATAGGTAATGATGTTTTGCATATTGATAATGTATATAATCAAACTACAGCAGGTACAGGTCAAGATGTAGATGGTAAGTGGTGGGAACATTTTGAGGTTGCGTTAGCACTATATGTTAAGTGTGTGGAAATTTTAAGAGAGATAGCACCTGTAGATGTTGTTCATTCAATGAGTAATCATGACTACCAAAGTGGATTTCATTTGGCACACGCATTAAAGAGTTGGTTTAGAAACGACAGAGATATTTCTTTTGATATTAGTGTGGCACATAGAAAGTATTATAAGTATGGTAAGAACTTAATTGGCTTAGAACATGGAGATGGTGCTAAGATGGCAAACTTACCTTTAATGATGGCTCAAGAAAAACCAACAATGTGGAGTGAAACTGAATATAGGTATTGGTATCTACATCATTTACATCACAAGGTTAAACATAAGTGGCTAGATGCTAAAGACTTTATAGGAGTTACTGTAGAGTATATGCGTAGTCCATCAGGAACTGATAGTTGGCACTCAAGAAAAGGATATGTTGGAGTTCCTAAAGCAGTTGAAGGATTTTTGCACGAAAAAACAAGTGGGCAAGTGGCTCGTTTAGTGCATTATTTCTAATGGTAGTCATATGGCCTTCATAAATTTCATACATTTTACTTCTAGTAGGTAAACATTTATCTAAAAATTGTTAAAAATCTTTTGGTGGGTAATTCCAATTTTATATCTTTGCCTCAATTAATAACTAAAACAATAAACAATTATGGGAAGAATGAAAGAAGAATTTATGCAAATGAAACTACAAGAGCAACAAGATGCAAGAGATATTATGGAAAAACACCATCCAATAGGACAAGAAAGATATGTGGATGAGGCAGAGTTTGAAAGAAATGAAATAATAGATGCAATGCACAATATTGCACAACAACCGAGTATTAATCAATTAAATAATAAAAAAATGACAAAAAAAACAATGCAAGAAAAACTAAAGAAACAACCAGAGGCAGTTCAAGAAACAAGAAAAGAAGTTTTAACAAGACTTTATAAAGAGAATGGGTTGGTAAGAGAGGATGTGTTTAAAGACAAAAGAGGATTTTCTACAATAACTAGAAGTGGTGTAGATAAAATTGCTGCTAAAAATGGAATAACTATAGGTTATGAAGTTATACTTTTAGATGTAGAAAAAGGAGAATGTGTTCTTAAAGCAGCAGCGACTATGAAGGTTGGTAATGAAGTTAGGAATGTAATGGATTTTGGAGAGGCGAGTGTTTCCAATAATCTAACAGGAGGTGGTAAAAAGTGGTTAGTTTCTATGGCTAAAAAAAGAGCAATGGGTAGAGTTGTTTTAACTTTAGCAGGATTTTACGAGCAAGGGATGTATAGTAAAGATGAGATGGCATTTGAGATGGATGAGTAATTATGATTGGATAGATGAAGCACTTGATGGTGAGCCTAGTGGTATTACAAATACCCAATGGCTTATCATTGAGAGTAATATTGACCTAACATCTTTTACAGAAAGTATGAAATCTGATATTCTAGGAAGAATAAATGATTTAACAGAACTAGAAGCAGAAGAAATAATAACTAAAATGTATGAAAACAGATATGAAAAAGACACAAGAAAACAATGGGAAAAAATGTGCAAAGATGGAGTATTTGGACATAGAGATTTTTAATCACTTTTTAAAAGTCTACACTTACATTATATGGAACAAGAAACATCTTTTAGGTGAGATTGCTGAAGATGATATATTGAAACTGCTAGATAAAATACAACTTATAGATTTTTATCATATTGGTAAAACTAAATTTAAAGTTGAGAAGTCTAAGGTTGAAAAATACATAAAGACAGATGACAAATAAATATTCTTTAGTACAAATCAGAGAATCCAGAAATGAGTTTGAGGCTTTACTAAGAATATATGGTGTGTCTAATTTAAAACTTTGTAAGATACTTGGAGTTAATTATGCTACAAGTAGAAAGTTTATAGAGAACCCACCATCACTTAGATTCATTCACGCTAAGACATTAGCAGACTTTATTGGATTAAACATACAAGACATAGTTGATACAATAGTGTACGACTTAAATTAAAATTATAACAAATGAGAAGAAGAAGATTAAAGTTTAGCGATTATTACCACAATATAATCACAGAAGAATTAGCAGATATTTATAACATTAAGCAGGAGGAAATGTTTTTGGGTAGTAGAAAGAAAAACATTATATTTGCTAAAAGGATGTATATCTATATATTAAGAGAGATGTTTGGATTAACTCTTAGTGAGATAGGTAGAGTAACAAACCTACATCATGCATCTATTATACACCACACAAGAAAGTTTGAGTTCTTTTACAATAACTATCCAGAAGATTCTGATGCTTTTAAAAGAGTAGAAGATAGAGTTATTGAAGTTGAGGTAGATGAAGAAATATTAGGACTAGAAACTCAATTAAAACATATCAATGAATCATTAACTAAATTATATATAATTAAAAAATCAAAAAATGACAGACAAAAAAGAGAAGGTTTACTTACCAAGTAGTATCAAAAATATTGATACGAAGTATGGTACAATGATGGTTGCTAATTTCAAGATGGATGAACTACAGGCAAACTCAAAGAATGGTTGGGTTTCTATGGTGATCTCAGAAAGGAGAGAACCATCTGAAAAAGGTGCAACTCATTATGCTTATGTAAATACTTATGAACCACCAACTGATAAAAAAACATCACCTAAGAAAGTTAAATCAACAACTGGAGATGATGACTTACCATTCTAATGATTAAATGGAAAAAAACAACTTATCCTAGCACTTTCATCAAACTATCTGATGAACTTGCTAAGGTAAGGAGTATGTTATCTGCTGATGTTTATAATAAAAACACAGAAAAATATAGAGGGAATCAAGAACATTCTATTCAGCAATTAGGAATATTTGCAGAACTTATTGCAAGACATCTAATGGAGAATAATAAAGGAATAAGATACAAGGCTGCACCACTACTTGAAGAAAGACCAGTTGTTGAGGCTGACTTAATTATGGAAGGTATTGGTGAGTTTAACTATATTGATGTTAAGGGTGTAAGAAGTGGGGGAAATACCCTTAGAATCAATTTTAAAGCCCATAACAACCCTCAAAAGAAAATTACGCACTATCTGTTCATACAGCCATTGAACGCCTTATACGCAAGATTTTGTTGGTTTACTCACGAACAGGTAAGTAAGTGGACTGTAGTCATGTCCACCTATACAGAGTGCTATGAATTAGAGATACCAAAAAATAACTAAAACTAAAAACAATGAAAGAACAACCAAACTACTATGCTATAATAAGTGCTGAGGTTAGATATGATAAGAATCTAACTGCAAATGCTAAATTATTATATGCTGAAATAACTGCACTACTTAACATCAATGGTGAGTGCTTTGCTACAAATAAATACTTTTCTAACCTTTATGGTAAGAGTACTGTTACTATTTCTAAATGGATAAGTGAATTAGTGTCAAATGGCTATATATCAACTCATTATATCTACAAAGGAGGTACTAAAGAAATTGAAAGGAGGTATATAAGAAAACTTAAAGGGGGTATTAAAGAAAACTTTAAGGGGGGTATTAAAGAAAACTTTAAAGATAATATTAGTTTATCTAAAGATAAACATATTAATAATAAAGGGACTTCTTTTAAAAAACCAACTGTTAATGATATTAAAGAATATTGTTTATGGAGGAATAATGGTATTGATGCAGAAACTTTTTTTGATTTCTATGAGAGTAAAAATTGGTTGATAGGTAAAAACAAAATGAAAGATTGGAAGGCTTGTGTAAGAACTTGGGAGAAAAGACAAAATAAAACTAATAACAATAACACTACATCACACAGACATCAGAAAGGAGGAGATTATGGTGATGGTAAATTTTAAACTATGAGAACAATAGAAGATACATTTAAAAATGCAGACTTTCTGCAGCCAAAGGTTTACAACAGATATAAACTTGGCACAAGAGAAGAAATAAAAGAAATGTTCATTAAGTCTTTTGAGTATTACGATAGAACAGTTGATAAGTATGAGCATTTACCTGCTTATGATGAGATTATTGACTGGATGACAGATACAAAAGGTAGAGGTTTGATGTTGATGGGTGAGTGTGGATTAGGTAAGTCAACTATCTTAAACTTTGTTATTCCTGCTATATTTAGGACAAAAACAAATAAGATATTAAGAAGTGTTCCTGCAAAAGAATTAGGTGCAGTTGATAGAAACAAAGCACCATTCATTATCATTGATGACTTAGGAACTGAGAGTATTAAAAATGATTATGGTACTAAGATAGATGCAGTTGCTGATGCAATTTCTTATGCTGAGGATAGTTCTAAAACATTACTGATCACTACAAATTTAACACCTCAAGCACTTAAAGAAAGATATGATGAAAGGACTTTAGATAGGTTAAGGAAGTGTAAAGTGGTGATTATCAAGGGAAAAAGTTTTAGGAATTAATTTGTATAAAATTGAATTATTTTTATATCTTTGACAAATGAAAACAATATTGATAATATGGGGAGTGGTTATAATTGCTTGTGTGCTAGAAGCCTATTTCTGCTCTGTATTAATAGATGATGAGTATGGTGGGGATAAATAATAATAACAACAATAGGGACACTCTGAAACCCTTAAGCGTTAATATTCCTTTTTTTACTAACCCCACCAAACTTATTATCCTAATTAAAATAAAACAATAGATATGAAAAGAACTTATAAAACAATTAAAAGCGTATTAAAGCATCATATTAAGACTGGAGTTAGGTCTTTATGGACTTGGAAGAATGACAACTTTACAATGATATACGAAAACTATGCAGGTGATGACAGAATATATACAAGTAATCAACTTTTAAAAATCTTAAATGATGAATAGTGCAACTATTGGTGCTTTAATCATTGTTGGTTTTGTGATTTTGTATATATTTGCTGTATGCTATATTGAAGGCAAGATAGCAAGAAAAGAGAATGATAGTTTAGAAAATAATATAGATAAATTAGATGACAAAGCATAACAAATATTATTACGATAAAGGTAGGAATGGGTGGATTGCAACTAACACTTGGCAAGATGAGGTAGTAGAGGATAAAGATAATAAATGGAGTGGTGGTAAAATAGATTATAGTAAAGATAAAACTCCAAACTATTACATTGGTAGAGTTTATGGATATGAGGCTAGGAAAGTTGTAGAGGATTTTGATTTATCCTATAATATCGGTACTGCCACTACATATCTTCTCAGAGCAAAGCGTAAGCACGAAACAAGTGTTGATTGCATACAGAAGGCTATTAACCACTTAGAATTTGAGTTAGATAAAATTAAAAATGAAAAAACCAATTTTTAGAGTATTTGTATCTTACGAGATAAAGAATAAAAAAATTACAACTAGGAAAGTAGTTAAAGGAATACTAGATACATTTGTTCTTACATCTAACATCAATGAAATAAAGAACGACCAAGAATTAATAGATAGAATTTGTTACATAAATAAAAAGAATCTAAATAAAGTAGATGTTATAATTACAAGTATTGATATTGAAAATCAATATGGTGAAACTACTGATAGGTTTGAAGATGAATATTAGATTATGCCAAAGATTAGAAAGATAAGAATAGAAGATAGAAAAGATAGTAGAGGTGGTGGTTACTCCAGAAGAAAGTTTACTGTGGAAGAAGCCAATGCAATTAGAAAAGAATATACTAATGCAACTCAGAAGATAACTATCTCATCTCTTGCTAGGAAGTATAGTGTATCTCAACCTTTAATGTACCAACTAATAAAGGGTACTACCTATACTGATAAGGGGATAGGGGGTAAGCATAGGGGGCATAAGGGGGCATAGGGGGTATGAAGAAAGAAGCATTAGTACAATCCTCATTCTGTACCTATATACAATACACTTACCCTAATGTAAGATACTGTGCCTCACTAGGTGGCATAAGAACATCCATGAAACAAGCAATACTAGCCAAGAAAACTGGCTATGTAAAAGGCTTCCCTGATATGCAAATATGTAAAGTCAATAGTGAGTATGCAGGACTATTCCTAGAGATTAAAGCAGATAAGACTTGCTATCCATCTAAAGAACAAAAGCAATGGGTTGCTGACCTCAATGAAGCAGGTTACTATGCTAAGGTGGTTAAAGGACTTGAAGAATGTATGGATGTTCTTGATTGGTATATGAAAATTCCTTAAAACTTTTTTTTAAAAACTTTTCCTGAACTGTTTCTGTTTTGAAACTGCTCGGTGAAACTGCTGTTGAAACTGCCATGAAACTGCCCTGAAACTGCTAGGTATATTGGCTAGGAGATTTTGAGTGAGATTTTATTTTTGTTTCTTCTTTTCTAATTTTCGCACCTACTTTTTAGAAAATTAAATTGTTAATAACTTTTTTTATATTTATGCAAATAATTAAAATATTTTGCTATTCGCATATGCGTTCTATTTACTGTAAATTTTCAACCTCTAAAATTTAGCAGCACCAACCAACCACCAACCACCAACCAAAAAAACAACTTTTGCAGCAGCACCACCAAAAAACGAGGCAAAAAAACACTTTTTTAATTTTTATATTTGCTAAAAATAGCCGTATTTTATGCTTATTTTATAAAATTTTACTCTAGTAAATAAAAGTTTTTTAACATTTGTTTGCTTTTTGTTAAAAATTGTTTGTATCTTTGCCCTGTCAATAATTAAAAGACAATAAAACAAAATAAACTAAATACTTAAACTATGAAAACAAAAACACAAAACACAAAAACTAACTTATTTGATATTATTTATTTGCTAAGTTTACCAGCAGCAATAATATTATATTTTATAAACCTTTAAAAGTTAAAATTATGAATAATTACAAGATCACAAATTTAAGAACTAGCAAAAGTTATTTTTTAAATGAAGAAGAAAAAGCAAACTTTCTTAAAAAAAATAAGTTTCAAAATTATGATATTACAAACTTATCAAAATTAAAGAGAATAAAAAGAAATAAAATTTTAGATACTATTGGTTTTGTTTCTTTCTTTGTTGCTGCAATTTTAACAACTATCTTAATCATTGAGAAATTTTACTAACCCCTTAAACCCTTTTAAAATATGGATAAATATATAAGTAATGATGATAAAAACCCTATCAATTGGAGCGGCAATAATAAAGAATGTTCTGAATGTAATGAAGTGTTAACGCTGCACGATTATGATAATATATGTTCTGAATGTTACAACAAAGAAGAAGAAGAAGAAGAAGAGACAAATAACTAAAACTATTAATTTTAAACTATAAAACACTATGAATTTACTTACACAAAACGCAAAGATGAAAAAAACGAGCAAAGAAAATAAAGCAAAAATTTTTAATTTCTCTATTCCTGCATATAAAACGAAAGGAGGAAAAATAACATGCCCATTCGCAAAAGAATGTGTAAAATATTGCTATGCTCAAAAAGGCAATTATACACGCTTTCCAAAGATACAAGAACTTATGGAGCAAAAATACAAGATAAGCAAAACAAATAATTTTATTACTTTAATGAATGAAGAAATAAGAAAAAAGAAAGCAACCCATATAAGAATCCATGATTCAGGCGATTTTTATAGCGTTAAATATCTTAATAAATGGGTTGATATAGCAAACGACAACAAAGATATTATTTTTTACGCATATACTAAAAGCATAAAGTTTTTTATTAATGGGTTAAAACTTCCTAAAAATTTAAAGATAATATTTAGTGAAGGCTCAAAAACTGATAATTTAATAAATGTAAATAAGCATAGACACGCTAGAATATTTAAAAGTAAGGAATTGTTAAACGCTGCTGGATATATAGACGCTTCTAATAATGATTTGAAAGCCATTACAGAGAATAAAAGAGTCGGCTTAGTATACCACTAACAAAAACAAATTATAAACGCTTAAAACTAATAAAACTATGAAATCAATAAAAAAACTAACACAAAAATTTGCAGAAAATTATATATACTATAATTACGGATATTTGAAGCACGATATTAAACAAATTGTAAAAGCAAGTAGAGAAACAGCAAAAAAATATAATTGCAGCCCTTTAGATATATTCTTTTTTATTATAGATGATGAACAAATAAGAAAATTATATACACACTCATACGGCTTTCACACTTCAGAAGGAAGAGAAGTAAAACAAACTTTTAGAAATAACTATTATGAGTAAGGGACAATTGCCGCTAACTAACTGGAGTAATACACAATTAACTTTTTTACTAATCATTGCAATTCTTACAAATTGCTAACAAAAACAATAAACAAATGAAACAAAACAAAGAATATAAATTGAATAAGCAAATTTTTGAAGAAATTAAAAATACATCTTTTGCAAATTCTGAAGAAAAAATAATTGAAGCAATAGAAGTAATTAAAAGAATATTAAACAGTAAAACAATAAACAAATGAAAGCAATATCAACAGACAGAGCAAAGGAACTAATAAGAGAAACAAACGGCAGAATTTTTAGTAGTACTTTTATTAAGAAAGATCAAACTATTAGAACATTAACGGCTAGACTAGGCAAGAAATACAAGAGTAAAACAGGCAAAGCAGCACCATACAAAGCAAAAGAATATAATTTATTACCTGTTTACGATATGAGAATTAAAGCGTTCAGAATGTTAAACTTTAATACTTTGCTAACTCTTACAATTAATAAAAACAAATTTAAAATAATATAACATGAAAAAAGAAACATTAAAAGAATTAAAAAAACTAATTAAAACTTTTGAGGACAGACAAATATTTAATAATGATAGTATTTTAATGAATGGCGATTTAAAAAAATTAATCACTTTAGTAAATAAATTAGACACCGCTGGAAATACAAATACACTAATTGATGATTTGCCATTTTAAAAAGCAAATACATACTAATATTAAAGCCACTTTAAACAGTGGTTTTTTTATTAAATATCTAGTTATTTTTTAACTATTGTTGATTGAATAGGATATTATTTGTTATGTATGATTGGCAAATTTTTCTTTTACAGACAACTTTGCACCAAAAAAAGACACATTTTATCAATATAACTACTTATTTATCAAGATATTACAAACTTTTAACAGTTTTTAGTTAGATCTAACTCAATTCTTACAGTTTTTTATTAAAAAGATGTTGAAATAGGTATAAAAAGAGGTTGTTATTTTGAATACCGTAAACCGACTTATATATACTGTTTAGCCACCCAAACGCACACACACAGAATACAAGTTCAATTTTATAAATACTATATTTGTAGAATAAACATTTATTTTAGAAGTTGTAACATACTTTGCGATATGAGCAATAATGTTTACTATAGGATGTGGCGATTATAAGTGTATTAGAAGAATAACATATACTCTTATAAGAGGCACGAAGATAGGTATTTAAAATTATAGTTTTGCATAGTTTTCTTACAATTTACAATAATGTTAAATAATAGAAGTTCAATTTTATATAATAATTAGGAAAGCAGTTTAAATAATTTTTGTATCTTGCGACTTTAACAGATAATAATGAAAGAAGATAATAAGAAGTTGGGTAGTGAGGCAAGGAGGAAAAGACCTCAACTTGGTAAGATAGATGAGAACTATAATAAGACTCCAAAGGCATTAATACCTAAAAATAATGAGGCAAGACAAGTGGCTAAGATGACTCGTAAATCACTTGCTTATGCATTAGAAGGACAACCTGTAAAGATTAAGATGGCATTAGATATATTATTTGATGATGACCCTAGAGCATATATAGATGCAATAGCAAAACTAATGAACTATGCTATGCCTAAGTTATCATCTACAGAGATTAAGAAAGATACTGACACTAAGATTGAGATTAACTTAACTGAAGGTGCAACACTTGATGATATTAAAAATCAAATTAGAGGACTTGAAGATGCAGAAGATATTGATTATACTGAGTTAGATGACTAATAAAAAATTATTAAAGTTTGCACTTGAAAAGAAACTATCTGAGATGAGTTTCTATGAGTTCTTTAAGGCTGCTTGGATAGTAGTAGAACCAGCCGTACCCCTATCAACTAATTGGCATCATAAATATATATGCGATACTCTACAAGAAGAATGTGAAAGAATCATAGCACAAAAGCCAAAAACTAAAGATATAATTATTAATGTACCTTTTAGAAGTACGAAATCATTAATAGTTACTGTTATGTTTCCAGTATGGGCTTGGATAAAATCTCCTAAATTAAGATTCATTACTTCTTCTTACTCTGCAACACTATCTATTGAACTAGCAACTAAATCAAGAGATATAATATTTAGTGATTGGTTTAAGACAAGATGGGGTGATGTATTCCACATTAAAAAAGACCAAAACTTAAAAGAGAGATACGAGAATAATCATATTGGAATGAGAAGAGCAACATCTGTTGGAGGTACTGTAACAGGACAGGGTGGAGATTTCCTAATTGTGGATGACCCTTTATCACCTCAAATGGCAAACTCAGCAACCGAAAGAGAGAACGCTAATGAATGGTATAGGACAACATTCTACTCAAGATTGAATCAAGCAGACATTGGAGTGAGGATTATAATTATGCAAAGAGTGCATGAGGAAGATTTAAGTGGATTCTTGTTAGATAGGGAAACAAGAACAAAATATAAACATATTTGCATACCTGCAACAAATGAAGATGGTAATATTAAGCCAAAATCACTAGAAAAGTTTTATAATAAAGAAAATGGCTTGTTTTGGGAAGATAGATTTAGTAAAGAAGTATTAGATGACTATAAAAGTGCATTAGGTACTTATGGTTATGCAGGACAACTACAACAAACACCAACACCACTAGATAGTGGTATGATTCATAAAGATTGGTTTAAGATTGATAGATACAGAAAGGATGATGCTACAGTAAACTTTGTTATTGACCCTGCATATACTGCAAATCAAAAGAATGACCCTTCAGCACTACTAGCATATACTTACCAAGATAACAAATGGCAGATAGTAGATTGTATTAATGTGCATAAAGAATTTCCAGAACTTGTTAAATTCATTCCTCAATGGGTAAAAAAGAATGGATATACTACAAAAAGCAGAATATTTGTTGAACCTAAAGCATCAGGTAAATCTATTGTACAAACATTAGTTAGAGAAACAGGACTTAATGTAAAGGAAGATAAACCACCAACAAAAGACAAAGTAGCCAGAGTTAGTGATA